CGATATCGCATGGGCATTCGTTGTTTTCCGCATAGCGTTTTGTTGCTAGTGAACTCATAGTGTGTGGCTACAGCACACTGCCGTTGTTTGGCAGGAGATTCCCCGGGGATGGGGTCAACTTGATTGACCTTGGTTGGATCGACCAACCACCGCTTGCGGGCATTAGCTATGGGACATGCACGTCCCTGGCGTACCTCGGTTCAAACTGGTGAAAGAACACCAGGGTTGGAGTTGATTCCAACCGGTGAGACCCTTTGCTTACTGGACATGTGCATTACCGTCCAGTGTCGTTTTCCGCAAGGCATTAAGTTAGACGTTCCTCAACCACGTTATCGGTTGGTTACCGTATGTGGTGTATACAAGTATTACCCACCAAGTGGAAAGTTCGGGCTGCAGTTTCCGTAAGGTGCTGCCTCCGTTGCTTGTGGCCGGTTACAATCCGGCTCCTTGGGAAGCCTACACTGTTGGAGACGGGGTGGTGGTCATGAAGTTCGTGAGTTATCCTCGGCGTTTCGGCGCCCCAATGGTGTAGTGGGTGGGAACAGTTAACGCTAATTGCCTTGCTTGTTTTGTACGTGAAGGTTATGTCTTGGGCTTGTGTTTGCAAGCGGCTAAATCCTAACTGCGGCCGACGCGGTGTGACCACCTGGGTAGGAGTCACCGTTCGTTTTGTGTGCCCACTAGGCCCCGCCTCTACACTCACTCCCCATCACCTCTGTCCTTTCACTCTTGCAAGTTTGGCTTTTCGCACACCAGAGACGGCAGAGCTTGGTACACTCTCGCCGCCAAGGTGTGTGGTCTGGGCAAAGTTCCGACATTCATGAAGTGGGTAATATTGTATCGCACCACCACCATACTCCACATTTTGATATATCCTGCCCTACGGGGACTCACGCCAAACAAACAACTATGATAGTTGACCTATACGCAGGAAAACCACGATCCGAGCAGGACCTTCCCTTGCGTTTGCGCAGTAGCGCGTACCAGTTTTACAGCAATGAAGGGGTAAATGGCTGCCCCCACACCCCAGTGGCTGGGGGCTGTTACCCCAGCCCCGCACCTGGCCATTGCCCCGTGCATGGTTGTGAGCGGCTGAACTGGGCCCATGGCTCTGCCACAGGCTCAGATGATGTCGTGGTCCGCCATGGCACTCCCCAACCCCCATCTTCGCAAAGTCACATGCAACAACCAACGCGCGATGAGCTCCGACCGCGGCGGCCACGCCCGGATGGTGAGCTCATTGCGGTGCCACTCCAGGACGAGGTTGTTCTTGCTCAGACTGTTGGGGCAAGTCCCGACCCTGATGTGACAGATGACTGGCCTGACGACGCGACGGTGAGCACAGTCGTTGATGGCCAACCTGTTCCCCTCACTGCAGATCGCCCCGTTGTGCAACCACCCCACTACACTCAAGTTGTCGAGTTTCAATCTAGAGCAGAGTTCCGGCGTGTGATTCACCAGTCGCGCGTACGGCCTGAGCCTGGGATGCGCTCCCTACCTGTGGCTAGACGGTGGGAAGCCGCCTGGGCCCGTAAGAGTCTCGCCGGGGGTTGGCCGAATGGGTCTTACACAGGCTCAGATGACATGCCTCGCAAGCAAAGAGCCGTCTCCAATGGCGAGTACCGTGCCCCGAAGAACGCCACGCAGGCCGACGTCGAGAAACTAATCCAAGCCCGCCTCGCAAGTGGCTCAACCCCTGTAGCCCTCGCCACTGAGGTGTCAAAGGTTGTGCGCTCAAGCGCCGTGCTACGTGGAATCACTAGCGCTGAGCAGAGTTCACGTGCCCGCCCATCCCCAAGCGACAAGAAGAAACAGCGGACGCCACGTGCTCCGCGTCAGGAAGTCACTGCATCGCACGCCACTAGGACGATGAAAAGCGCTGCCAGCGCAGCCTTACAATTCGCCGGTGTGCCTGGTGTCGCTGCTAATTCCCTTGTTGACATGGGCGAGTCAGTCTACCACTACTTGCGCAATGCATTGACCGTTAAGGGCAAGGGTGATTATGTTGTGACGAACTACTCAGAAGGGACCTCTGCTGCTGAGAACCCAAACTCCTTCTTGCCCCACCGGTCCCAGGAGGTCCGTGGGAGCAGTATGCAGGGGGAGCGGTTCACTGCCCGGATGCCATTTGGGGCGATCGTTGCTCCGGCCACTGGGGCGGTTGGGACTTTCAGTATTGACATGAACCCTGCCAATGTTCGTGATGAGCGTATCGCCTCTTACGCCGCTGTCTTCAGGCGTTTTCGAGTCCTGGGATTTGTCGTCAACTACGTTTCTGACGTTAGCCCCTATGCCACTAGTGGGGTTAAGCCTGCAATGGCTATGGGGTGTGACGCCAGCTGCGTGCTCACCGCTACACCCGCCTCGATCTGGCAAGTCAATGAGATGGCGTCATCTGTGTACTCGGCCGCGGATAAGGATATCCTTTTCGGCGCCGAGTGCTCACCGACGCAGGATACGTTGTACCTGATGGACGATGGGACTGGCTTGCATCCGCCGGAGGCTTTGCGCCCAGCCGTTGTGTGGGGAGCTTACACGGGTGGTGCGATTACGGCCGGAACAGAGATGGGGCAGCTCTTCGTTTACGTCGATTACGAGTTCACCGAACCAATCGTCCCGGCGGTTCCGTACGGTGCTCTCAAGGCGTATTCAAACACGAACGTGGCTAACAGCACGCCTTTCGGCACTGCCTGGAGTGTGCGGGTGTACGCGGGTGTTGGCACGGTCCTCTTCACCAGCACGACCATGACCTTCCTGACGGTGGCCCCCGGCACGACTTGGATCGTCTACCTCATGTGGTGGGGTGGTTCTGCCGCTGTGAACTGGAACACAATACCGGCCTTGACCAATGCGGTGGAAGCTAAGGTGTTGAAGTACACGACCGCCTACCAGCAGGGCATTAGTTGCTTCCCGCCAAATGCCACCACTAGCACGAACTACCTCATCGCTATCCCTATGACGGCTAGTGCCTCAGTTGGCCCAACGCAGTACCCTGTCGTCACGCTGTCAAACGCCATGACCTTGCCAACTTCCGCTTATCTTGACGTGATCGTAGCCCCTCTGTCAAGTAGCTCCAATACAGCATTCATTTGAGAAGGCCGCCGGCTCAGTGTGAGCTGCAGGCGGAACTCATGTGTGCTCAGTGGGGCCGTGGACCCCGTCGGGGGGCAGGAAACGACCCGACGGAAGAGCCTGCAGGGAATTGGGCCCCCTGCACGGCTAGTGAGACAAGTCGGTTGCCGCTTTGCCGCCTTCTGGGTGGCTCCTGCAGCCGCCGCATATAAGCCCGAAAGTAGCTGGCCGAAGCGCGCTTATGAGGGTGAAGACTTCTTGGGGATGGCGGATGAAGTCGTTGGTCCTTCCTGCAATGCGTGTGTGTGGTGCGCCTTTGTTGGCATGCTGCTGAGCGCTATGCTCGCCATCGGCTTGGTCGCCTGGAGTGCACCCCGGTACAGCCGACTCGCCAGTAGCCATGGAAACATCACTGAAGGTGATGATGTCCCACCCTTGGCAAGCGCCGATGGAGGCGTTTGTCCACAACTGGAACGTGCAGATGGCATATTGCGGTATGTTGAGAGTAGGCCGAACCATTATGGGACAGTCGACGGAGGACGGCATGGAGCCTTCCAACGGGTTGCTTGCACAGTGGCCGGAGGCAGGAGGCGATACCATGTGGACAACAGGATGGGTGGCTGGGCGAGTTGGGACCGGGACTTGGTCCTCGACCGCCTACATGCCGCTATCTGTGGATGCAGGTCACGGAACCCAGCCGATGGCCAGCTTGCCAGTTCGCACGGTGAGGTCACCGAAACCGATGGGCATAATGATGCCGCCCACGAGCCCAAAACGCCCACATACGGCACAACGCGGCTTCGGTTTCGCGGCGAGCCCCTTGGCTGGAACACGTTGGGTGAGTCCGATGATACGGATGAAGAGTTCTTTATACCTGCCCTCGCCTGCGTCATCTGTCGACCCCGCCGTGCCCCCCGTGAGACCGCCCTTGCATCAAGCCATGGATCTCCAACCGAGACCGATGATCTTGCAATGGCCGCCGCTGCCGGTCGAGGTGCCCAACGTGGCGGGAGGGGTGGTGGTGTTCCAGGCCGTCGTGGAAATGCAGGGCCACCACGCCACCATGGTCATGGCGGGCTTCTGGCTAACGTCAACTTCCAAGCTGGCGGGCATCGGGGGCCTGGACCCGGGGGGTTTGGGCCACCGCAGTTGCCTGCCCCTCCACAGGGCGCACTACCGGTTGTTGCCCATAACGGGGTGCAAGGAGGTGTCGAGGTCTGTCGGCGGTTGTTGTGCCGTTCTCGGAGTTGTCGTTACGCACATCCCAATGAACCGGATCGCGACGCCGGCCAGCGACAAGGGCTGCAGCGCGCTGCCGAGCGTTATGGCGAAATTTTCCCCAGCTGGTCTGACGACGATGATGGAGGGGTGCACCAGTCCTTCCTGCTCGTTTACCCAGCTGACGATCGCGCCACGCCGTACCTTATGTACAATGGGGGCCCTGCTGAGCAGTGTTGTCCAGCGCGGTATCACCGCGTGGTGCCAGGGACCGGTCCCATCGGGATTACATCCCGTTGGCACCAACGGCTCGGCTTGCTCCGCCGGTGCGTCCTCGGCGGGGACCGGTCAGGCGAGTCATGTTGGGCGGTGTGTGAAGGGAGATCTGTTGAAGGCGTCACCACTGCGCGTGCCGGCACCCTCATCCTTGGCGCCACAAATCGGTCGGCTGTCGCGCGCATCAGTACGGTGTTGGCCTACTTGCCCCCGCGGGTCAGCTCGGATGGGAAGTACATGGACCGATCCCGGTCGGTTCTCGTGCTAGTGGCTGCCCGGCAACTTCTCCTCCGAAAGTACCAGACGGCCGTTGTGGATAGGCGGCAGGTCACTCATGGGTTGGCTGGGATAATGAAGTATCCGTGGGCACTTGGTGGTTGGGATGATGACGCCGCAGCCCACCAACTACTCCTCGACACGGTGGACTTCCATTTCGATGTGATTGAAGCCGCAAAGGGGACGTCGTACGCACTGCAGCGGGGCTACATCCCAGTGCCGCCCGACGCAGAGCCCATTACCCGTGAGGCAGCAGAGCTCTACTGGATCCCTGAGCTTGGCGGTGGCGCTGGCGACGTCGTTCGTGAGCTCCCACGGGCCCCTGACCGTTTGGATTATGAGATGCATGACTATGTTGTCTTTACCAAGACCTCCGGTTGTGTGTGGTCCACCCAGCTATCCGCTGGGTCGCGCAAGATGCAGCAGCTGAGCGCGCTTGGGATCCCCACCACCTCGCAGGGGCTGGTTCAGGGCGTTCGGCCGAAAGCCTTACCCGTGTTCCGCGGGAACCTGGAGACAGTGGGCCAAGACTTCACTGTTACTAGATATGCGGCTCTAGTTGGGACAGGGGTCGAGCCCAGCATCGTGCAGGACACTGCCTTAGCGCTTTACCAATCTGCCTCACGTATGTGGGGCGCGCGACCAAATGAGAGTGGGCTTAGGACAGCCGCACAAGTGATGTCGACATACGCCTGCATCCTGTGGCCCGAGTTCATGGAGGTGTGCGCCAGGAACAACTTCGCTGGCACAGAGTTGAACCAGGTCGCCTGTGGTGTGGCCCCGTACTCTGAACGTTGGAGCCGCGCTAACCGGTTGGGCTTGTTGGCTCCCGGCCATCTGGATCCCGGGGGTGGGACTTGGGAGCACCAGTGCCTCGTTGCCGTGGTTGGCGGTATGCGTGGGCTGGTCACCGACCGGTTCACACGCGGGATGATTCGGAGGGTTCTGGATGGTGCCACCAATGTGGCGCACTCACTCGCCGGATCTGTGATGAGCCTAGCACGTGGAGCCCGCGACGCCGTGCTCCCCTTGTTTGTCGACAACTTGGGTGTTGATGGCGCCGTTCGGCTCCGTCGGTTCGCTTACGCCAAGCTCCCCCATCCGAAGAGAGCTGAGAGGTTGCACATGGTGAAGGGGATCATGTTGCACGAGACCGAGGATTACATCTCAAAAGGTGTGTCCAAGCAGAAGCGCGAACTGCGCAAGACGGATACAACTGGCCGTACGAAGGCCGGCCGGTTGTTTGTCGGGATGTCGCGGGGGGCACTGGCGGCTCCAGAGCTGCCCGCCGTTGCCAAAACCTTGCTTGATGGTGAGACGTATCTCACTATCGCAGGGATTGACGTGACGGTTTATTGCCCACTGCACCCAGACATTGAGAGCAAACGCCACAGCGCCAAGCTCCATATCGCCTGCCACAACTCCCGCGACACCGCGGTCATCACTTGTTACAGCGATGATGTGATATTCACATTGAATCGTGGCGGGCATTGCAAGACCTTCAACGTGGATGGGTCTAAGTTCGACCAGTCTCACCTGCAGTGGGCCTTTGGCCTTGTTGGTGTCACCTTGGCCCAACTTGACCCTGCTGGGTCATACGCACTTGTTCAGCAGTGTATGCAGCCCGTTACGGTCAGGAATCCAGGCAATGACGAACAGTTCTTTGAGGTTTTACCCAATGGCAAACGTCAACCTTTCCTGGCCTCAGGCTCATCGCTCACGACGCTGATCAACACACTCACTAGCATAAGTTTGGGATTGGTTTACATCACCCATCTCGTCAACCCACTCATTGATTTGACAGAGGAGCGCATCTGGCGCACAACCATGGAGCGAGCCGCTGCCACTCTTGGTTATGTCATCACCATTGAGTCTTGCGAGGTGGATGGTGTTTTTGATCCGATTCGGATGGAGCTTTTGAGGACGCGTTACGATCCGGAAACAGATCAGGTCTTCACGGACCCAATCGCCTACTTGCGTTCGCTGTGCCGGCGGGACGCCACCGACGCGGCCAGCTTTGGCTGGTCACCGTTGCAGTGGAAGAACGCCACGCCAGCTATGCGCATGCATCGTGCCGTTGCCCAGGTCATCAACGGATTGAAAGCCGAACCACCCAATGCAATTCTTTCAGCCTTGCGCGAAAGGTTCTTGGATCCCGCAGCTCCCGCTGTGAGCCGGGATGGTCAGCTTGTCGACGTTAGTGATCTGGAATACAGCCTAGTTGATGGGTGCACTCAGGAGAAGGATGTGACTTTGGCTGTCCGCCGGTTGCACGACCTGACGGACCAGGATGTTGAGAGCCTTGTGACTCGCATCCAGGGCGTTCAGGTTGGCATGCGGCTGGAGGACAATGCCATCGCCAAAATGCTCCGCAACACGTATGGAGTCGCCAGTGGCGACCCAGCGATGACGGTAGCGCATCTGCCACTCCCGCGTGGTTACCTCTTACCGAATCACACGTAAACATCTTCAAGGGCAGGCTATAAAACGGGTTTGACGCACCCGCCCGCCGAGTCCAGTGCTGGTCCGCTGATAGGCACTGGGGTGGAGGACCGCTGTCCCGCCCACCACCCACCACAATATTGGTCCAGACGTACGCTTACGCAACC